CAGCAACACTTGGGTTTTCAAATGTCTTATTAAGACCTTCCATTTGATTGAACAAAGAAGTCTTCATTTGATAATAAGTATTTCTGCCATCAACCTTAATGCCGATATGAGTAAATCCTGAGTCAGCAGAACCAACTTGATCACCCTTCTCATCAGTTAATATCTGACCTGTCTTTTTGCTGATAAGGAAGTTTGCTGGCTTAAACAAGTCGCCACCCAATCCTTTAGCAACAGTGTCATCATAGATCGACTTCTTTAATTCATTACGCTTAATAGCCTTATGCATCATAGCATAACTTAATCCCATCGAGATCCGAGAGTTAGTCATAATAGCATTCTGCGTACCTGTCTTAGATAGTGTACCAAATGCTTTCTCCATTGTACGGCGATTGATCTGCTGATCCTCATTACTCATTGACTCAAATAATCTATCAACGGTAACACGATATGAGTAGAAGTCATCTTTGTAATCCTCGTATACCTCATCAGAAATCATTCCTGCACGGTGAGCATCCTTTAAGGATTCATTAGCAAAACGCTTATAAGCCATTGCTCTCCTTTCCAAATCCTTAAATCCGCCCACCTCGGCAGCACCTAATTTCTTCTCCATTTCCGCAACGGTATCGTATGCCATCTGAACTGTAACTACAGTATCAGGCTTACCATCCCAAGTTGTAACACCGTGAGACATAGTAGGGAATTTCTGTTCAGCCTCCTTGAATAACTTATCTGAAATTATATCTAATTCTTTAGATGTAGGAACACGTTTATTTTCTTTAAAAAAATCATCTACAGCTTTTCTTTTTGTATCTCCGTAGTATTTATTTCTCTTTCTATTTTGCTTTTCAAATAATTGAATAACACGATATGAGAATATTAGTCTGTCTAAGTTTGCCTCTCCAATTGCATTTAATCCATTATAGATCTCATCCATCGACTTCTTTAATCTCAAATCAATCGCAGCATTAATACCTGAAATAGTACGAAGTAACGCACTTGTAAAGCCTTTCTTGCCACTATATTTTTCAATTGCTTTTCTGATATCCCATTTGTCATCTACCAACGCCTCCATTATTCCAGCAACCGTAACCTTATCTTTCTGCTCTTGTTCTTGTAGGTGCTTATCTACTGACTCACGGCTACCTTGGATGATATCATTTTTAAGACCCAACTCTTGATTCATAGGAGCATTATTATCCATCATCTTAGAATCGTACACCATAGATAATGATGGGGTAGATGGATTGCGTAATGCCTCAGAAACAATGGCGTCTGCTGCTTCCTTAGAATAACCTAATCCCTTTTGTAAAGCCTCAGATAGTTCTTCGTCTGTATAGGCTTCACTAAAATTTTTAGCAAAATCATAAGCCTCAGCATCTCTATTCCCCTGAGAAAATTGTACTTTTTGTGGATTAGATTTGTTTAATAAGGATTCAACTGATTTTACAAACTCAGGATTAATCCCATCATTTTTAGATGTATGGTATTTTTGCGATAATTCTGAAGCATTAGTTCCTTGTTTATCTCTATAAATATTAGCTACATTTTCATAATCTTTAAGATTTTCTTCTAAAGAATGTTCTCTTGGTTTAGCCCCCCACTCTTCAACTTCAATTACTTTACCGTTTCCGATATATGTAGCATAATGCCTTACATTCCCTTTTTCCCCAAAAGCAATAATATCTCCCTCTATTAATCCATCTTCTAATTGACCTACCTTATTATTTTTAGAAGTAAACTTAAATGGAATAACATCAAATTCTGATTTAAAAGATTTATTATTTACTAGTTTAGAACAGAATGAATCACAATTTAAATATTCGTTTTTGTCAGAAATTTCTTTAGCCTTGTCAATTATATTGATAGCTGTTATTTTGCCATATCCTTTTGTATTATTATTAGATTCGGCTTCCAAAGCTCTAGTTGTACTAGAAACATTTAAAAGAGTATCAGCTAATTTTTCTTGTTTTTGAGGTTCAATATTGCGATTCCCCTGAGACATCTGCCCCTTTTGAACATCTAATACTAATGAACCTGAAGAGACTCCAGTTGATGGATATACGGATTGTTTTCTTTTATATTCAACAATTTTCTTAGTTGCAAAATCTTGGAAGTGATCACTCCACATCTGGCGATCCTGCAAAATATGTAAAATAATATTTGATTCATTATCAAACTTTGCAATTGATTCAGGATAAGATTCGTGAGAAGTAGTTGGAATTGACTTTACAGCATCAGTTAATGGGAACACCCCTAAATCTTTTGTTAATTTATTCTCAATTTCAGATTCATTGCCTAGCTTAAATCTATCTGTTGCCTTAGTTCCCTTAACAAAATATATATCTCCATTCTTTTTTTTCTCAATTTTTCCAAACATCCTGTTATAAGAGAATGTTTTACCGCTTCCAGCAGAATTACCAAAGGTTGTTGTACTTAATTCTTTTGCGTGATTTTCTTTATACCCCTTAACTTGCATTTCAAGCATAGCGTATACTTTGCCCCCTAATGGCTCTCCTAGTTTTTCTTCTGTTCTAAGTAGTGGCTCAGATAACATATATGAAATAGACTGCGAAAGGGTCGCTTTCTTTAAATTATATTTGCCACCTTTATATCCTTTAAAATATTTGTTATCAATCCCCTTGTGGAAAAACTCTCCTAATTTTTGTTCCGCATCTGTTCCTTTTATTGCCTTTGCAATTCTATCTAATGTAAGTTCAATAAATGTAGATCTTTCAATAAAAATAGACTGATCGGGAGCTAATGATTGTTTAATTAAGCCAACAATCTCATCTAAACTTGCATCAGGAGGAATTATATCATATAGTTTCTTTTCTCCTTGTTTTAAATAAATTAATTTCGTCTTGCCATTTGGTAACTTCTGAAGCACTTCTGTTTTTAGTGCATCTAATATGGCTAACCTAACTGTATTTTTATCTAGACCAAAAGTATCATCAACAACTTTAGATCTAAATAGGTCAAGAACAGCGGAAGCCATAGTTGTACTTGAGAACAACTTATCTGAAGGAGCCGAAGTTAATGCCATTAATACTCGCCCATTATTTAATCTAGCGTTCTCATTTAATTGCATTGCCATTCCCTTAGCTGCCTTAGATGTGCTAGCCCAGAAATATCCATCTTTATGGAAGTTGATAGGATAGAATATCCCACCACTTCCTTTAACAAGCAATTGCCCGTTCTTTAAGATCTTTCCTGAAAATGCGGCATCGGGTTGATGTAAAAAGATATGATCTCCATTAAAGTTAGAAAGGAATTTATCATCTGTAATATTCCCGCTATTTTTTAAATCATTAAACTCCTGAGTATCTTTTACATAGTAATATGTGAATCCAGTTTCAGAATCTGTATAATTATTCTGAAGGCTAAACTGCATCTGACGATTAGTCAAATCATTTCCATTTTCATCTACCATTCCAGATGGCTGATCTAATTGGAAGTTTCTTATATTTTCAGCCCCTACAACCTTTGCTAATGATTCTCCTTGCTTTAGAGTTTGAACAATCTTACCTGCAAGATCCTTAAATGCTTTCTCGTTTGAAACAGAAATTAAATTCTCTTTCATTCCAAGAGCCTTAGCCATCTTATTGACCAAGTCAATCAACTTCTCTTTTAATGTAGTAGGTAATGTATTAAATACGATCTTACCGCTAGCAATACGAGCAATAGACTCAACAAGGATCTCGTCAGGAATACTTTCCTCGCTAGTATATTCTTTATTAACAAATTCAGATACAGCCTTAAACTGAGGATTTGTCTCAGCTAATTTAAGGATACCACTAACTACCGAGTCGTATAACTTACGATCCGTATTGCGAATAATATTGATAATGGGGTGAGTCGCCTCGTGCCATACAACTGTAGTTTCCCAACCAGCCTGCATAGCCTCTCTATTAAGAAAGATCTTTCCAGATTCGCTAAGGAATATACCTTGTGGGATTTTATTGCCTGTAACGCCAACTGCTGCATTAAATTCAGCAGTCGTATCAAACATCTCAACAGTAATGCCTGCGTCACGCAAAGAGTTTGTAGCAGCATTAATCGCAGCGTCAATAGCTGTAATCATCTTGCCTGTCGATGCCTTAATCTTTTCGACTAACGTTTCAACTCTATCGCTTGTGGGTTGCTCTTCAACTTGTTGTGCTTGTTCAACAGGCTTATCCTCTGTTGCAATGGTAGTTTCTCCAGTAGATTGCTGAGTTTCGACAGCTGCTGTTGCTTCGTCGATTGCTGACTGGATTTCGGTGTCAGTTGCGGTGTTTCCAAAGTCTTTTAATTTATATTTGTAGTCAATTGTTTGTGCACTAATACCACGAATGGTTCTAACTTCTCCCTTCTCATTATAAAGTCTAATAGATATTGCCTGACCATTTTTATCATAAGTAATTGCCTTGATAGGATTAATCGACTTATTAGTAAATTTCCTTCCATCAATTTCAATTGTTCCATTATCATTGACAGTTATATTAGTAGGAGCTGCTTGGAATCCAAAGTCTTTTAGGGTTTTCTGATTATAATCAGGATCATTAACATTACCTAGGTCAATTATTTTTGTTGGAGTTTCAAATTTCATACGACCTTGTTCATCTTGGCTAAATACTCCAATCTGACCTCCGTGCTCATATGTCTTACCATCGTTAACTACACTAACAATTGGAGTCAAGCTAGCGTCAATAGGAGCTTTCTTAGGAGCTGGCTGTTCTACAGGAGTTTCTGCTACAGGAACCTCTCCTTCAACTGCCGCAGGTGCAGGTATCTCAGTAGGAGCTTCAATTTTCTGTAGGTCGCTTATATTTACTTCTCCCTCATAGTTAGCCATACGAGCCTTTTGACCATCAGGGCTAATTGATTCAATCGTATTCTCTGTTCCATTGTGCATCACACGCTGACCCTCAGAGAAGTTATTGATATTCTTTAGTGCTTGATTACGAGCATTAATATCAAATGGCTGACCCGTTTTCTCTACATTCTTCTTTAATCCGTAAAGATAGTTAGACCACTCAATTCTTTTCTTAATGATAGGTTCGTGTTGGGCAAGTTCCATTTCAAATGCATCCTGCTTAGACTTATCTTGGAATAACTGACGCCCTGCATATAATACGCTTTCATAAGATGCTGAAGTTGAATTGCCTAATACTTTATTCATTGCTTCATTAACCGCTTGACCAAATTCATTTCTAGTCTGTTGGTTTTGATCATATACTGCCTTAACAGTATTTGGTACCTTAGCAACTACACTTAGATCACCCTCTCCTTGGAATACTTTTGATTTCTCAACATAAGGCAAGAATGCATCAGGAACATTTAAGATGTTATTAAATGGAATCTCTTGAACTAACCCATCCTCAATATCTTTATCGACATCTCCCTGATTAGGAACAACATCATCATTAAGTGCAGTAGCCAAATAAGTAGATAGGCTTGCAGTATTGTTAGGTATTGAATAATTTTCTAAGTCAAACTTTTGATAACGAGTTAATTCATCTACTCCAGATTTTTGTTGGAAAGAAGTAATATTCTTTTCCATTAAATCCAAGTTAGCTAATACAGTTTCTCGTTGTTCAGCACCATACTTCTTATCTGTAATAGCCTTATCGACACCTTTAATGATATTCTGTTTAGCACGGGCTAAGCCATCAATTCCACTATCATCATATGCATTCTGAAGCGATGAGTATACAGTAGGATGAAAGTCTTTCGAGTTTAAGAATACCCCGCCCATAGATCCAATTATGCCACCATAAACACCTGAGTTTAATGCACCTGTAAGAAGTTCTTTTGAGAATATATCTTTGGTCTCATACATCTCAACTTTAGCATTAGGATCATTCTCGTTCTTTTTGGTTTGATAATAGTTGAATAGCTTTTTAATGCCCTCATCCATATATTCCTGAGCAAATTCTTCTCCACCTTCTGCTATAAAACCTTTACCTATATTCTTTAATCCTTCCTTAGACAAGTTCATCCCTTGCCCAGCAACTAATTTAGCAAATGCTTCTTTAGTAATTTCTCCTGTAAGTAATTGATTAATTGCTGCCTTGCCTACGCCCTTAGCCATAGCTTTCTCAATCATTGATGAGATACCTATATATTTATCTGAGGCTGTCTCAGCTCCTGCACGAATAGCAGATTCCCCAAAAGCTCTATCAGCTGGAATCCCCTCTTTACGAGCTTCATTATAGTTGTTTTCTAAGCTAGAGAAAAATGACAGACCAACTCCAAGTTCACCCCCAAATGCCATAGAAGCAATCTGAGCGATTCCTTTTCCTGCTTCATAACCAAACGCTTCTGCATCTGGAGCCCGCATTCCCATCTCATTAGTTTTCTTGTCATATGTGACAATCTGTGCACTTTTCCCTTCTGGGGCTCCGAACTTTACCTTATCTAGCGTTTCCTTTTGGATTTGCTCAGAAGTCTCAAGCCTTTGCTTATATGTTTTTTCGCCTGTAGCAGTAATGCCTTTTTCGTGAGCAGCAATAAATTGACTAGGAGCTCCAACGCCAGCGGATCCACTTGCCTGTGCAAACTTGGATAATCCTCCAAATGCCTCAACTCCAAAATCCCAAGCTCCCTTTGCCCCTCCTGCTATAAATCTACCAACAGCACCAGCAGTATCGATTGGGTGTAATACAGCGTGTTTAATCCCTTCAGCGACTTGTTGTTCAGCAGTATGTGTAGACGCAGAACTACCAAGAGTCATTGGATTTCCGCCCCTTAATGCCACAGAACCTATTTGTAATGAAAGTTCCCCGTTATCAGTAGATGCAGTATTTAAATCTCCATATACCTTCCTGCTCCCAGCCAATGAAGTACGTGCCCCAGCAGATGCCGTAGCGTCTTTTTTTTTTGGCTCTTCGAATACTTGAGCAGGTTGTTCAGGAGTTGTTGGCTCAGGTGCCTTAGTAGGATTAGCTTTTAACAATTCTGGTACTGCAGACGAAGATGATTTAGACATTGAATCAATAGGAGTAAGATCGCCTGTTGATTCATCAAAAATTCCCTTTGCCCCAGAAGTATGAGTAACAACTCTTTGAGATTTTGATAATGGAGTAAGTTCTCCTGTTGAATCATCAAAAACTCCTTGTTGACCCGTCTTCTGATTTGTTACAATGCGTTTTGCCATTATTGTATAGGAATATATTTTTGTAAATATACTATTATTTATAATCAGATAGAAACACTTTTAATATTCCCTTTTTACTTCCACCCACTAGGAGGAGCGTATGCCCCACCACTAGTGCTAGGTTCTGTTGCTACAGCTCCCAATTTTGGAGCAATTGCGTTTGCCCAAGTCTGCTTATTCTGAGTTGTTCCTTTTACCTTTGAGAAATCTACATTAGGTTGCAAGTTATCGTATAGGTATAATCCAGCCTCAAGATTCTCTTGCTTATCTTTACCTAGGTTTTTAATTGCCATATTAAGATTAGCCTCCACATTCTTGTCTACATCGATATATTGAGTCTGAGTTCCATAGATCTTATTACCCATAGCATCTACCATTCCAGTCTTTACTGCGTATCCGTAGATCTGTTTCTTGCCATTAGGTAATGTTCTAACTCCTTGAACTTGGAAAGGTCGCATACCTGTTGCTCCTTTTCCTTCTCCTTTTGGAATAGTCATCTCTACCTTAGCCCCAAAATCAATACTCTTCGATCCATAATATTTACTGTTAGGATTCTCATCCGCAACAATACCATACTGTGCTGGATCTATTTTACCGTTAGGGCTCATTGCTTGAGTCTTTGCTAAAGCAGCCGCTCTTGTAGCATTAGATGCAGCAATAGATGCCTTATACTGTTGTTTTTGCCAATACCATTTCTCCCCTTGGATACTATTTTCAAACTGTTTGTCTGCAACACTAAGGTTTTCAAGATCGATTGCAGACTTACTCTTAACTTCAACATCTTTAGGAGCTACTTGTAATGCCTTATATTGGTTATAGTATTCCTTGACAATATCTTTATCTGAAAGAAAAGAATTTGCAACACCCGCTCTATTCTTAAGCATAGCCAATGTGCTTGGGCTTTGTGTTGCGATTTTTTCAGTTAGTACATCGTAGTAATCCTTTTGTTTAACTGTTCCATCTGGCTGAACAACATCGATAGGAGCTGGATCTTTAAACGTCTTTGTTATTGGATCATATACGCTTCCAGAAATAACTTTACCAGCAACTCGTCTCTTAGATCCATCTGCGGCTTCATAGTCTGTTTCAAAATCTGTAATAGGGGCTAACTTACTAAATAACTTAGTTGTTACAACATTTGTATCGATGTTATTCTCATAGGCTTTATCCATCTGAGAAATAATATCTTGGGCTGACTTATTCTTTGTATTCAATAATGGCTTTTCAAGATCCAATAAAGTTGAAGATAAGTTTGTTAAATCATCCTTAGTAGCTAATGCAATCTGAACCTTTTGCTTGTATGCCTCAGTTGCTCCCTCGATAGCTGACTTACGATTTTTTATATCTGTAATTCCGTTACGGATGGCTCCAAGTGCATCATAGTCAAGTTTACCATTCTTTTGAATAGTAGATGCCGCTTTATCTAACAATTGTTTTGTACTGTTAGTTATCTCTGACTGCCCATATTGACCTAACTTTGCTGTTAGATCATTAATATTCTCAAAAGTATTTTCAGCTAAAGCATAATCCTCTTGCTTCTTTTTAATAATGTGAGAGAAGATATTGCCAATACCAGCAGCGGCTTGACCAAACTTCTCGTTAATACTTTCGGAAGGCTTATATAAATATGATTCTGCCATTGTTTGTTAATTAATAAGGAGGTTTTTGATATGTTTCAGCAGCTATTTGAGTTGGCGTTGGAGTACCCGAAGACCAATATGTAGATGATGTACTAGGGTTCGCAAATACAGTAGGGGTATTAGCCTTTCCTAAGTTTGCCATTTTCATTCCTTCAAATCCTGCAGACATTAATCCTGAACCAATCTGAGTTCCAATGTTGCCCCAACCAGAATAAATAGCTGCGTTAGCATTTGCTAGTTCACCTGCCTTAGCCTGCTGTTGTTGGAATAGTGCATCCTCTAGGCTTAATTTGCCCTGAAGTTGTTGCTGACTCATACCTAATACAGCTTGTTGTTTGCCAGCTAGAGAAGAATACTCTAATCCGTGTTGCTGTGCAGCAGCAGCGGCAGAGACACCAATTTGATTTAAATAATCTTGCTTCGCCTGTTGTTGCTGAGTATATAATTGTTGTTGAGATCTTGCACTGATATCTGATTGGGCAGCATTTTCTTGTTGTTGACCCATCAAGGCGGCTGTCATTAAATCAGAAGATGATCCACCAGCACGTCTTGCCATTGCCATTGTATCTGCTGTAGCCCTAGAAGCCTGATCTCTTGCGATCTGTTCTCCTGCAACACGAGAGGCTCCACTTGCCTGAAGTTGATTCTGTTTTGCAAGATCCTCAGCCTGATTATATTTTGTTAAATCTCCTTGATAGGTTGCTAAACCTTTAGCTTGAGACATAAGATCGCCCCAGCCTGTATCGAATGCTCCTCTTTGTTGTGCGGCAAATGTATTTTGTCTTTGTTGCTGCTTTAGGGCTTCGTCTTTTTGCCCGTAAGCACCAATAACATTGGCGATTCCCCCGCCAGCCATTAAACCTCCGCCAATCAATGCAAGTGTAATAGGATCCATTTTTTCTATATTTATGAGTGACCAGATACTGGTTCTAATTCAACATCAATTGAGTTAATTCTCATATTCTGAGTTTTATCTTTTAAAGTTACAACAAATTTATTAAGATAGCCAACAATGTAATCTCCTTCTATGATGGCATTGGTCATTGCTGTGTTATTCCTTTTGGTATTTATGTCTCTCATAATGTGAGCATATAGTCTATTATCTTCCAATAAGAAGTTAGATTCTACTAAGTTAGTTTCTTGACCATTCTCGTTTGTTATATTGATTGTAAGTAGATTAGATTTAACATAATTGCTAGTAGACCAATCGATAACGCTCATATTATGCCAAACCGCTACATTCAATGGATGCATTGGAAGTCTACTATTTACAACAAATGTAACTGACCCATTTACAGCCGTTCCTAGGTAGTTATTATAATCATTTGTCACTGAATTAGATACAGGCTTATAAACAGTATTATTTTTAAATATAACAATCTTATCACCATAACTTTCTGCGTGATCGGTTCTAAATGAATACTCAGCAATCCAACGCTTAAGGTTATCCGAATATCCAGTAGACATAGTATCGCTTCCTATACCAACAAAACACATATTATAGAATGGGTCATACGAAAAATTAGCTACGCCTGATTTAAGTAAGAAATGAGATCTCATATATGTATCGCTTACAATCTCTAAGCCATCAGGGGTATACTTAACTATCTTCTTGTTAAAATTATCCCACCACCATACATTACCTTTATAGTTCATTACCGATCCCTTATCCTGCATCCCAAGGTTGTTATTGAAGTTACGGATGGTACCAATCATATTTGCTGTCAATGCTCTGATCGAAGCATTATTACCTTGGGATAACTCTTGCTCTCCAAGCATAATATATGCAGACTCTTTTTGGCATAATACTAATAACATTGCTCCATTACCTTGTAATCTCGAGGCACGTTGTAATGACATAATTTCGCCATTCTCAATTGATACATCATTACTATCTAATGAGAAGAAGGAGCTAATATCATTTATATTAGTGCCCGCAACATAGTTACCTCCATATCGAATAGTATTAGTTCGAACAGTTCCTGATAATAAATTAGTCAATATAAGTGGCTTCCCAGCAGATGTATTCCATTGAGGGTATGATGTCGCATTTGAAGTTGAGCGAATTAAAACCTTTGTATTTGTCGTCGCTACCTTTGTGTTATTATTGTAACTAGTTGTGATCTTAGGTGTAGTTCTATCCCCATTGATCTTAAATTTAACAGCTGCACCAGTTGCGGGTTTCTCAATAGTAAAAACTGCATTTAAGCAATCTCCTAACAATGATGGAGAAACAGTTATTTCCACATAAAATTTGTCGTTAGGATTGATTTCCTTTACATCATTAGGCATAGTCAAGTTTTGACTAGTTGTTAATGCAAATGTAGTAGGGGTTCCGCTTGTTCCATTTCCAACAACAGCACCCAATGCTTCAGTTGATTTAACAAATTTTTCTACCTTACCATATTGATTCTTCAAGTTATCATATGGAATTCTATATAACTGAGCACTGATACTTAAATTTAATCCACCCGAGGGGCTTGATACTGAATCATAAGTTAACGTGTGTGTTAACTTAAAATTATAGTCAAGTACAATTCTGTTAATATCTGAATCCTGTTCTTGTTGCTCATAATATCCTGTTAGCTTAAATGCCGATCCTACTGCCGCAGAGTTACCATCTTTATCTAATATTACTGCACTATCATTGTTGGTGCCAAAGGATGTCCACTTAGGGTTTATCTTAAGGTCAATTGTTTTAGGAACACTATTCTTATATACGTTATAATCAGATGTTGCAGTAAAACTAATATTCTCAGAAGTATCCGCCATAGAACAATACACCTCAGTGATTTGATCTTCTACGACATAATCTTTAGAAGGAACAGGCTTGTCAATATTATATAAGAATGGAGCATTCTGATATACAGGAATATCCAGCGTAGTAAATACTGCATCTCCAATTAACTTAGAAGATGTAGAGCTATTTAAAGTTCCGCTACCAGAAAATGTTTTTGACAAGTCAGCTGCCAAAGGCGTTGTTGTAGATCCCCAACCTGTAATGTCAACAAGGTTCCCATATTCATAGAACACAAGCGACTCATCTTCTTGAATCTGCTTAGGAGAATATATTTCGAAAAATAATAATTTAGGATCAGGAATCTCAAGGTTAGTCATAGCCCCGCCATTGTATTCACAATAGAGCAGATTATTTTGTTGATACTTGATTTTCATATCAAGTAACCCATTAGGAGATGGAGTATTAATTGTAATTCTATCTCCCTCTGATAATGTATACACTCTACCTGCACGATACATCCCCATTAGATCTACAACAAAGTATTGTATATCCTTTAATTGATCGGTTGTTACAGATTGACTAACACCAGATACAGTAGTCGTTTCCTTTGTTGTAGGGTTCGTTTCTGTTCTATTAATCTGGAAGTATATGTTACTCGCAAAACCCTCGTAGAAGAAAGATTTAGTAGCATTTTTAGTATATACTAGCTGTGCATACTTTGCCCAAGTTGGGCGAAGCCAACCTGTTCTAAATGTTACTGTAACTGTAGGAATCATCGGGTACGCAAACTTACCTGTAGTAAACTTGACATAGTTCTTTTCTACTCCTCTAGTCTTTAGTGCAGCATCGTAAAATGCAATACCTGCAGCATAAGTTGAATTATTTGCAAATGGCTTTGCGTAGTCAGTTCCTGCATAAGAGATCTCAGAACTTGTTGGAGAAGTAAGACTAGCTCCACTAATATAAGAATATGCCGTACCACCAGATGGCAATGTATAGCCAGTAGTGTCGGCAGCAATATCAAACTTTAGATTTGCTGTTGCGATATCGTAGTCATCCTTAATGTTACCCAAGAAAATTCTATTCTTAGCTATTTCAATATGTTTTACATAAACAGGGATTGCATCAAATGGCTTCCCAGTAGTAATACTATCAAGGCTTTCATATGTTTGACCAGCCCACTCGAATGGAGTTGTATAATCAGCACATACCTGAGTATCTATTCGTCTCCAAATACCATCGTTACCGATTCTAACATAAACCTCTAAGTTTTCTGCAAATGTAGGCTTACCTGAGAAGTTATAACTTAATGTATAGGATGCGGTACCTTTTACCCCTTTATATATCTGGCTGTAATTACTTAATGCTGAGTATTCTTTTGTTTTATATTGGTACCTACTTGCAAATTGAAAGTCATTAGCTTCTAAGAAGTCTTTCCCTGTTCCGATTGTTTTTAATATTGAAACAACTCCAGAAGATGTCTGTTTTGCTAACTTTAAATCTGCTATCGTATATGTTGATCCAAATGTTTCGTTAAGTGAAAAAGAAAGTACAGTTCCCATCTCAGCATAGTTCCATACTAAGACCTTGCCTATAATTTTTAAATCAGGGATTACGGTTCCTGAAATATTATGCGTATAGGTAAGAACGGCTGTACTAGAATCTAATGTAGTAGGTATCTTGTATATAGTTGCAGTTGTTCCATTATCTCCTAATACATAAATGCTACCATCTACATCTTGACAAGTCTCTTTAATTCCAGTTATGGTAATTCCTGCCGTAGTGATAGATTCCATTAATCTAATCGCTCCAGCTCCTCCTGATTTACCTGAATCAAAAACAATATTCGATGCAGAAGAGTAATCCCCCTGTGGTAAATTATTAGGATCGAAATCTTTGTTCAAACCCCCTGTCGCTCTGAGACTTATCTTCGCCATTTGTTAAATGTTAGATTTCTATTTGTTAATTCTTAATACTTCCGTGAATACCTCTGCGGATAGCTCCAACCATTTCTGCTGCATCCATTGAATTCATTCTAGCACGGAAAACTCTTTTAGCATTATGAAAGTCTTGTTGAGCCAATTGGTAGACTCCAATCTTTGCCCCCTCATTCTTTATTGCCATCATTTGTACATACTTAGAAATTACATCTATAGCATATGGTGTAACTAAGTTTGCCGTAGATTTAGATACCGCTGACGTTACGTACGATAATGTAATCTGTTCTAATGGCATTGTATTATTAAATACGATTTCAGAATTAATAGTATCAATGTCAAATGCTAATAATGGCTTATATTGCTTTCCGTAAAAACGCCCAATCATCTCGCCTCTTGTATTCATATTATTTGACCCTGAGATCAAATTGTAATTGAATTCAGAATCATAATTAACCATATCAGATGCTGGATACGAAATCTTATTACCCGCATCATCACGATTATAGTTCTTATTTAATGATCTCATTCGCTCAAGCGGCAATAGTCGTTCTCCGTGCTTTGCCGATACATCAATTACATCAATAAAATCTGTGGGAAGAATTGCTCTATTGTAACTTGTTACTGATAATTCAACTGACTTAACATTCCCTAAATCAAAATCTAATGATAGCTCATCCATTATACGAAGAGCGTGATGAAGGTATCGGGTATAGTAATGTAAGGATAATCCGCTATCAAGCAATATATCTCGTACAATAGTATTTATAGATTTAGTTTTCATCCTTATTATTGTTTAGCAGCTAATTCAGCTTGCGAAATTTTACCATAACCAATAACAGTTAATACCTCATTGATAATTGTTGTTTCCATATCTGGCGTAATAGGCAATAAATCCGTATCTGTTAATTGAGAGAAGTCGCTTGCTAATATATTAACTTTAACAGATGTTATGCTCCCGTTTGCGGAAAGTGTAATGTCTTTTGTAAAATAAACTTTTGTACCTTGAACGTAATAACCGATTTGCCCCTCTAAGTAACTAACATTTGTACCTGAAGCTATTGTACCAAATACCAAGACATCTTGTGCTGGAATTGGAATATATGGTGTAGCTGCTGCCGTAAGAGCACTAATGCTCCATACACCTATATCCATTGGCAATGTTAATGGGATAACGGGTAATGTTATATAAGATCTATTATTTGCAGTGTCAGATGTAACAGTTCTAGTTACCTCTATTAAACTACATTTAGGAACATCAACTAACCCTAATTGAAATGATTCAGCTACTTGAGCCTTTAATACTTTATTAATAGTTTGCTCAACAAGTAACTTAACCTCACGTATATCGATTACATCGGAAGGGTTATCTTTATCTAGAAACCTAGCATAGATCCGCTGGATCTGTTCTGCTAATTTATATTTAGTAGTTGCCATTAGCGTTCGTCATTTTTTTGATTAGCATCCATCATTGCCTCTGTTCCTGCAACAGTTCCATTATCGAGTGTAATTCCTAAGTACATTAATGCACGAGTAATAATATCAGAATAATATCTATCAGCAACATCAATATCAACATTTCCAGTTGAACTAGCAGATATATTTCCGCCGCTATCTACTACTGCATTGTAATATGCTGTAGTAGGTTTTCTCATATATACAAAAGTAAATTCAAAGTCAGAACTTGTAGGTACTGGAGCAAATTCTATTTTAGGAACACCTGATGAGTTTATGTATATAGTAGCTGCAGGGAAGGCTCTATCTGGTGCCAATATTGAACTATTTTTAATCTCCAAGAACTCATCCCAAGAATAAATCGTACCTTCAATTTGTATTGAATTTGCATCTTTATGATAAATTGTTAATCCTTCAACGTAATCGGTAGGAACATCGAGTACACCACTATTCCCTGTATTAGCAACAAGTACAGTTCTCTTTACCAATAAGTGATCATACTCAAACTTCCCTGTAGTATGGTACTTATATATAACTGCACTCATCCAGTCAGCAACCCCACGATTAATCGCACGATCGATATCTTTAGGAGAAACAAATCCAGCCTTATTCTTTTTAATGATACTCCGAATGAAATCGTGAGCATCAACGATAGAAATTGCCATTGTATTTTCTATTTAATTTATGTCAAAGTTAATGATTTTTTATTATATACGACAATCCCCTGACTCATTGAATCAAGGGATTGAAAATAATATCTTATATTAAAAATTAAATCTTGTCTACAAGCCTGCCTATCTTATAAATGATCTTTTCTTCTAGATCCGCTTTAATATCAGACTCTGGCAGAGCTTGAACAGGTTCAATAAGATCTGATAATATTGCGATCTTAACATCAAGTGCAGCCATTCGCTTAAACTCAATAAGTTCTTCTGGATTATAATTGTCTGGATGGATATGATAAGTCATTATTTCCCTTGTTTGTTGTACGGTTTTTTGTAGTTTTTTGAACTCTTTGATGACGATGTCTTTGTCTTAGCGTGAACCCCTTTGTTGTTCTTTTTTGCTTTAGGTTTAAATGTCGACGTTGCAATTGCCTTTGCCATTATTTATGAGAGTATGAATTTATAATAAAGGTAAATTAAAATGATGAAAGTTTCAATGAACAATGTAATAATTGCCCAAGAAGGTATAACATTTTTTACGACGACCTTTTCCACAATAGAAGTGCCTTTGCTAACTTGTTTGGTTGCGGAGGAATCATTAACAGATACACTTTCATCTGCCACAACAGATGCTATAATCTTGTTGCCTTTTCCTTGTATTTTGACATTGCCATTAGGGATTGATATTTGTGCGTAGAACTTACTTAGTATTCCTGAGCTGTCGCAAGGATTGTAGATAACAATAGAATCTTTCTGAGCAATAGTCTTAACTACCTCTCTGTAACGAAAGAAAGTATCTATACGTACTGTTTCTTTGTTTGCGTACGTAGTAGCTTTGCGTGTGCAAGAGCTTAATAGTAGCAAAAATGCGGCGATTATTGCGATTAAATACCTCATATTATGAAAAATAAAGATTTGCTTCTGCTGTTCTTCTATTAGTTAATCCCTTATTAGGCTTGCCATTAACCTTGTTCCATTTAAGAAACTCAGCCCTAATTGATTCATCTTTAGGGTCTGCATTAACCTTCTTTAACAAGGTCGAGTTCTTTAAAGCATTTGCTCCGACATTATATGAGAACAAAGTAAGTGCGTCGAACTGATTCTGATTAATGTCGTCTCTTGTAAAGCTATCAACACTTCTCTCAAAGTGAGTCAACATATCATCTAACAAGCAAGATGCCTCGTATTCGCTAATAGGCTTATCTTCTAAGTGAACTCTTGAGCCATCCTTGTAATAAGTTGAACCATAGCCAATTGTGGCTACCGAACCACCATCCAAATAGGCTCTTTCTCTGAAGCCTTCAAGATGCTTAAGAGCTGTTCTACCTGCTGTACTAAGTTTCGTTATTCTCTCCATCTGGATTATCTATTTTATTTATTTTAGGTCTATCTGCAAATTTAGATGCAGTAGCATTAATTAAAGAACCTGAAAGTAAAATTGTCATTAAGTTTTGAATACCATCGTTGGTTGGCATATATAGGAACAT